ATGTATATGGAAAACAAAGCTGGGGGCGAAATGGACTTATTGTCTAAATTTGGACTCCAGGTGAAAGAACAAATCAAATATCAAGTATCAGCATCAAGATGGCAAGAGGCTATAAAAACTCCATATGGATCTACAGGTACTAATGTTTTATACAATGACATTAGGCCTCAAGAGGGTGATCTCATCTATGAACCACTCACTACATCATTGTATGAAATAATGTATGTCAACCAAGAAGAACCTTATTACCAATTGGGTAAACCATTTTTTTATACTTTGACTTGTGAACTGTTCAATTATTCCAATGAAGATCTTAATACTGGTATAGCAGAAATTGACGGAATTGAGACAGATTTTAGCACTGATATACTATCATTTGAGATGCTTATGGAAGATGGCGGAAAACTACTGCAAGAAAGCGGCGATTCGTTGATTCAAGATGTTGAGACTTCACCTGCAGCCCAACAATATGATAAAAGTCAATCGTTTGATCAGGCCAGTGAATGGATAGAATGGTCTGCATCTAATCCATTTGGAGATGTTAGATAATGTTTGGAACTAATCCATTTTATCATGGCGTTGTTAAACGTTATACAGTCGCTTTCGGTAAATTATTTTCTGATCTAGTCATTGAACGAGTAGATGGAACGAAAAAGAAAGTTCAAGTAATCAAAATTCCAGTATCATATGGGCCAAAAGAAAAATGGTTGCGAAGATTACAAGAAAATCCAGACTTAACAAAACAAGTAAAAATGGATTTACCAAGAATGTCATTTGAACTGACAAACTTCTCTTATGATCCGTCTAGAAAGATTGGATCTAATCCAAATTATCTTCGCGACACCAAAAACAGAAAAATATCAACTCCGATGCCATGGAATTTTGATTATTCACTGTATGTTGCTACGCGAACTCAAGATGATATGATGAATATTATGGAACAGATATTGTCATTTTTTAGTCCATCTGTGAATATACACATTCAAATAATGGATGATCCTGAACAGGAAATAGATATACCACTGGTGTATAATAGTATTACAATGAGTGATAATTGGGATGATAACTTCGAAGAGTCAAGATTGATAGTCAATACAATTAATTTTACTCTGAAGGGATTTTTATACGGTCCAATCATGGAACCAAAAATCATCAAACGCGCTATTGCAGATATTACTCACTCAGAAACTGGAACAGCTGGCGAAACGTATACAGCAGAAGTCGCTCCATTTGAAACGACTAATAAAGAAACAGATCCACATACAGTAACAGAAGATTGGGTTTTGAAATGGTGATTGAATTATGGCAAATAAACTTGATGAGATATTGAATATTGAACCACAACCTGTTCTTGAACCAGAAGAAGTTGTAGTACCACCAAATACAGATACAGTAGAAGATATTGACTTTGATAATGTCAGAGCAAATTATTATGAGTTGTTAGATCAAGGTAAGGCAGCAATGAATACTGCCATGCGAATAGCTGCAGAATCAGAAAATCCAAGAGCAATCGAGGTCTTAAGTGGTCTATTCAAAAATGTTGCTGATGTCAATAAGCAATTATTATCATTATCAAAGGACAAGGCTGATATCAAAGCTGTCAAGCGAAGTGGATCAAATCCACAACAATCGTTGCCGGGTCAAACAATTCAAAACGCAGTATTTGTCGGCAATGGTGCTGATCTAAATAAACTGTTGGCTGATAGACTGAAGGGCTAATAATGGACCAAGAATTAGCCGAGTTGCTGGAAGCGCAAGCGTTTCGTAATAATCCAAATCTTCGACCAGAAGGCACGAAGATCGCATATACTGCTGAAATGATGGACGAGTATGTGAAATGCGCTCAAGATCCCTTGTATTTTATTGAGAATTATGTTCACGTAGTGCATCTTGATCGTGGCATTGTAAAAATGGAATTACGTGAATACCAAAAACGAATGATACTTGGATATCACGATAATAGAAAAACTATTTGTCTGACGCCAAGACAATATGGAAAGACCATTACAACTGCCGCTTATTTACTTTGGTATATCATCTTCAATAATAATAAAACTGTTGCTATATTAGCAAACAAACAGGCAACAGCTGATGAAATTTTACATCGAGTCAGATTAGCTTATGAACATTTACCAAAATGGATTCAATCTGGTGTGATTGATTGGAATAAAAGAAGTATAGGTATTGAAAATGGTTCTAGAATGTTTTGTGCTGCAACATCGAGTTCTGGTATACGTGGTAAAGCTATCAATTGTGTCACTGGTGAAACTATGATTACTATCGAAAATGACGATGGGACGATAGAAAATATCAGTATGTTACAACTATATACAAACCCGAACTCGTCTATCAATAAATATGAAAATATAACCACTATGGGAAAAGATTTTCATTTGATTAATCATCTTGAAATACCACAAATTATTCCGAAATTGAACAAATATCATAAAATATACGAAAACCTGATGGTGAAATGTAAAAATAGATTGCTTGAGGATTCAGTTTATATTGAAAAACACCACATTATTCCTAGAGCAATTGGCGGATTGGATACTGAAGAGAATATGGTGAAATTGACACTAAAAGAATATTTTTTTGCTCACAAACTTCTGGTAAAAATGTTGTCCGGTAAAAATAAGGGAAAAATGCTTCAGGCGCTGTATATGATGAGTAATACAAGAGGCATTAGATTGCCATCAAAATTATATGCTTTAGCAAAAGAAAATTGGATATCACAACGAGCTAATACTAATCATACAGATGAATCTAAAGCACTTTTACAAAAAGCACAATTGGACTTATGGGCTACAAGTGAGTATAAAACAAAGATGATTGCTATTTTCGGAAGACCAGAAACTAAAACTAAAAAATCTCAATCGGCTAAAAACTGGATTAATGGGCATCCAATTGAGCATAAAGCTAGAATGGAAAAAATAAACAAAAATCCAGAAAAGATTAGAAAAACAGCTGAATGGCATAAAGGTAAAAAACGACCAAAAGAAACTTGTGATAAACAATCTAATTTTCGTAAAGAATATATTACATCTGGTGGATATCACAATAAAGGAATGAAACATTATTATAATCCAGTCACTAATGAGACAATTCAATGTTATCCTGAGAACAAACCAGAGGGATGGTTATTAGGAACTAATAAGAAAAAACCATATAGAGGAAAATGGTGTCATGACTCCGACGGAAATATAAAAGCGTTTGATCCAAACAATATTCCAGATGGTTGGACATTGGGAAGAAAATGAGAGTTCTTTCTGAAAATAACGTATTTAGACAGTTTGATGGTATAAAAGTGTCAAAAGTGTCTAAAACTATTGAGATTCATTTTGACGATTGTTCTTTTTTGAGATGTACACCAGAACATAAAATACTAGCTAATAAAAATTATGTTTATGCTAAAGATATAGCGATTGGTGATATAGTGATAACGCAATCTGGAACAAAAGAAGTAATTTATAAAGAAATAAATTTCAATGACGAATACGTATTTGATTTAGTTGAAGTTGAAGATACTCATAATTATTTCACCAATGATACACTTACACATCAGTGTTTGTATTTGGATGAGATCGGCTTCGTTCAGAACAGTTTAGCTGAAGAATTTTTTACATCAGTATATCCGACGATCATTTCATCAAAAGAATCAAAAATTATACTTACTAGTACACCAAATGGATTCAACCATTTTTACAAGTTTTGGAATGAAGCAGAAAAGGGTGTGAATGGGTTTTATCCAATTAGGGTTACTTGGCAAGAAATGCCGGATAGAGATATAAAGTGGTATAATGAACAAGTAAAAGTATTGGGAGAATTGAAGGCTGCACAAGAGATAGATGTCTCATTTTTGGGTTCATCGAGACAATTGCTAACATCAGCGACAATGAATACTCTTTCCGCATCAATTCCATTAAGTGAATTTGGTGATGGACAGTACAAAGGTCTTAAAATATATAAACAGCCAGAAGATGAGCATATCTATACGATGTCTGTCGATGTAAGTAGAGGAAGACATCTTGATTCGTCTGCATTTATGATATTTGATGTGACGACATATCCACATAAAATTGTATGTTCGTATAATAATCCAAATATTGCACCGTTGATGTATGCTGGATTTGTTCACGACTTGGCAAAACGATATAATGACGCTTATATTTTAGTCGAGATAAATGATATTGGTGCTCAAGTAGCTGAAGAATTATATCACACATATGAATATGAAAACTTATATTGGACAAAATCGGGCGATGAGTTGGGTAAAAAAGGATCTGATCCATATCCTGGTGTACGAACTACAAAGAAAACAAAACGCATAGGTTGTGCTAATCTGAAGGACATAATAGAAAAACAACAGTTGATTGTTGATGATCTACAAGCAATACAAGAATTGAGCACATTTGTTCAAAATGATGCTGGTACTTGGGAAGCGGATGAAGGATTCCACGATGATGCTGTTACTTGTTTATGGCTTCATGCTTGGGTTATTATGCAACCATGGTTTATTGATCTTACAGATAAATCTATGCGAGACAAACTATATCAAAATTTAGAAAAGCAATTAGAGGATGAACTGTTGCCATTTTTTGTCCAAGATGCTGCTAGAGATAGATTTGACGTGGAAACCCCGGAAGATTTGGGTATGAGACATTTAATATATCCTTTGATGAGTTGTAAAAAATCATAAATATTATACACCTTTGTTGATTGGATCAAAATGTCTTCGGAAAACGATTATCTCATACGAAAAATTGATTCAATTGAGTCAAAACTCGACAGTCACGTAGTCAAAATTGAACAAAAGCTCGATCAAATTGTTCATATTATGCAAGCAGTCGCATCTCTGCAAGAAAAAGAGTCCAGAAATGCTGACTCAATCAGAGAACTGAAAACAGATATGAAGGAGACAGTTGAGAAATTCAATCAGACTGTCGTTAGAATCCACGAACGCCTTGATAAATTAGATGAACTCTTCGACCAAGAAAGAGATCATTTGGCGGGTAAATCTGCATTATTGGACGGTAAAATAAATCAAGTTGATGAAAAGGTTTCAAAATGGATGAATCGTGGTATCGGTATTTGGTTGGCAGCATCATTGTTTATCGTGATTTTACAATCTGTGAGCGGTTTGATTATTCGTAATACTATGGATGATTTCCATCAACTTAAAGCACAAAATCAAACTTTAGAAAAGAGAATAAATGAGACAGATAATAATGTCACTACTATTTGGAATGATGTTCGCCGTCTTTCCAATCACAGTACAAGCCCAGCTCACAAATAA